AGGGGGGAGTGCTCTTTCCTGACGAAACATGGCGGCAGATTGTCACTATTGAGGATGCTGTCGCTAACGGATGGCGGTACACCAATATTGGTGTTATTCGCGGCGAAAATACAGAAAGTGAATTTCGTAATCTGTACATGTGCGAATTTGTCCGTGATGGTGAGGCAGCCTTCAGCCTGAGTGCGCTCACCGGCTGCGGTGTTGACGGCTATGACGAATGGCCTGACTGGAAACCTTTTGCTGCCCGCCCTATGGGGGTGAGGGAGGTCTGGCTTGGGTATGACGCCAACGGCAGCAGCGGGAAGGGGGACTGCGGGGCACTGTCGGTGTGCGTGCCGCCCCTTGTTGCCGGTGGGCGTTTTCGTACCGTGGAGACGGTCAGGGTGCAGGGTATGGAGTTTGAACAGCAGGCCGCACTGATTGAGGAATACACCCA